ACCGTTAGAAGGCTAAAACATGTTCACTTTGCACAACGGCGATTGTCTCGAATACATGAAAACAATGCAACCAGAAAGTATTGATTGCATTGTCACTGATCCGCCGTATGGGGTAGCCTTTCGCGGTAATGATTGGGATAACTTCATTCCAAATTGGATTGAGCAAGCCCGTTCAATTGCTAAGGTTGTTATTTTCACGACAGGCACAACTACCTTATGGGATTATCCCCGTCCAGATTGGGTTATTTCTTGGTATAGAGAAGCATCGAATAGCCGTTCTAAACTTGGCGGTTTTTCTCATTGGTCGCCGATAGTTGTTTATGGTAATCCTAAATTCAAGGTTGATATTTTGAAACTTCACGCAATGGCAGTTGGTCAAGAGAATTTAGATATTGACCATCCATCCCCAAAGCCTGTAAAACTTATGAAGTGGCTTATACAAAATGCTAGCAAGGAAGGTGAAACTATATTCGATCCATTTATGGGAAGCGGCACAACAGGCGTTGCGGCTGTGCAATTGCAAAGAAACTTTATAGGCTGTGAATTAGAGCCGAAGTATTATTCCATCGCAGAGAAGCGCATACAATCGGCGGCTTTACAGCCAGGGCTATTTACGCCTTCTAACAACACGTGCAGCGGACGGGTTGACTCGTCTCGCTCACCAGAGTTATTTCCCGCAGAAGTAATCCCCTCTGCGAAGGTTACGCGGCAATCCACCCGCCGCTAACGCAATCCGTTGGAAGGACACATGCTAATTATTCTTGTCCACAATGACGGTACGGGAACTGATGAAATCGGTAACTATACCTATGAAGTCCGTGTGAATAGCAACACGATTGAGACTGGCGAAATAAAGGAACATTTGCGTTCTGAAAGTTGGAAAGCCTTGCTTGCAAAAGTAGTCCTTCCAACATCGCGTGCACTGGACGGCGCGGACTGGTGGGATTGCGAATGTGGTGTTGCTAATCATCCGTCTTGGCAGGCGTGCCAGTTTTGCAAATATCCGCGCCGCCAGTAACGCAAACCGTTAGAAAGGCCCTTGCAAAATGGAAATGATCGGTATATCAATTTTTATTTATACAAAGCGTGGCAAGTTTAGCGTTTCACTTCGGCGCGTTGAATTGCCTGGCTTTCTTGTTGAGTTCTGGTTTGGGTGGCTCTGTATATCGGCAGGCTTTCTAACAAAGCGTGCACCCGGCGCTGGGACATCCGCCGCGTCTGATAGTGTTCCCTACACTTCCCAGCGCAGGTAACGCAAACCGTTGGCTGGACGCTTTGAAACTGAAAGGATTTGCAAATGAACGAAGTTGAAAAAAAAGTATTGTATAAATTTGTTGAACTGCTAACAAAACACCCTGATGGTGATGTCCGTTTTCTGTGGGTTCAAGCAGGTGGTAATATCGCCAGCCAACAAAGCGTGCAGCGGACTCCCGAACAGTTAGACCGCTTGCATGAACAGCTTGATGAAATTATTGAGGTTGGCGCGGGTGGCGAGTAAGCCGCTAACGCAAACCGTTAGACCGCCTCGGAGCAAATATGGTATACCTTTTATTAGCTTGTTTTTTTTGTGGCTGGATGACTGGCACTAATATATATGAGCGCGTTTCGTTTTCGTTTTACTATTTAGGTACGTTTTTATGGTTATTAATATGGTTGTGCCTAATAGACGCGGTCTAAAGCATGAACCCAACTCCTTGAAGGCGGGCAATGATTGCCCGCCTTATGTCGTGAAATCCGAAAGTAAATTTCCGACATAGGACGGATAACGCAAACCGTTAAATTAAAACCCACCCAGACGCGACAATGTTATACCCATCCACCCAGATAGTCGTTGCGTCATACTTCACAATAGCAATTCTTGGCGTGGTTTGATAATTCGCATTACAGGCAACGCCAACCGCTGAATTTTCAGCGGATGAAATCGCAAACGCGGCGGTAGGAGTGAACGGCCCAGCTACAAACAAACTCCCCGCCGCTGTATTTTTTGTAACGATTGGAATAACAACGGACAGGAACATTCTGTTATTTTCAATGATGTATGTCCCCGTTGTAGAAGTAGGATTCGTAGGCGTTCCGCTTCCAGAGGTAATCGCACCAGTCCACGAAAGTGATCTGGTGTTATAGATGGGGTGGCGGATAAGGTTTGAATTAGTGTATGTGGGGACAGACCAAGTATATCCCGCGCCCGCTGAGAGGGTGGCGGCGAATCTTCCAATAACGCATACATCATCTGTGGTCGTGTAATTGGCATAGTTCCCGATATATTTCTCGTTCGTGGTGGTTGCAGAGAAATCAGAGACAAGACGTGCGCTCGGAATCCTGGCGGGGGCGATTGCTACTGTGCTTGAATTGCTGTCCCATATTGCATAAATGAAATAGTCAATTTCCTTAGTCGCTAATGCTGCGCTGCCAGCGTTAAACCAATTCGTAGCCGCTGCCAGTGTGCAGGTTATTGAAGATGTAACGCTTCGCCATGTCCCGTTGATGTTTATGAGTACGGGGTCAGTCGAGGAAGGGGTAGAACCTGCGGCGGTTTGCAGGGTTAGAGTTAATGTACCCGTTGCAACCGTTGGTGATACTTTGCCGTTTACCATCGTCCCAGAATATGACGGGCGACCCGATAAGGCGTTATTGTGCCTCAACTTCTTCACGGATGACGCGCTGGCATCATAAGACAAAAGGAAGTCAGAGAGCGCATCTGGCGCGGTGTCCTCTGTAAGTCCGTTGATTACCTTTAAGAAATCCGAGAAGGTTATTTTTTGTGTGGTAGGTGTACCGCTTGGGTCATCCACCATCGGCAAAATATCAGTAGTCAGTGGCGCGGTATTTGCCGTTAACGCCGTAATCTTTGAATCAGCCATTTTATTTTCTCCCTATATTGAAGTTCCGAGTGGTGCGCTTTTGGGTGTCCCCACCGCAAAGCCTATGTCATCCACAAGTTTTTGAGATTCCGTTAAGTACGCCCCTGTATAATCTGCTAGTTCATTTGTTGAAGCGTAGAATGTTCTGAACAGTAAGCCCCTTTTATTATTTTCCCCGTAAGCACCTTCTGCATATAACAGCGCGGCCAATTGGTCGGATGGTATTGACACATCGCCGTTATAGATGCGAACATCTTTCATTATCGCGTTTTGGTACGGGAAACTTATTGAGTTAATTTGTAAATTAGTACCTTCTTCACCAGAAACCGAACTTGTCCCGTATGTGTGCAGACTCATTGTGTTAGCTACGCCATTTATGTATAAAACGGGTTCGTTTTCAATTGACCTTGTGTCATGGGCAAGTAAAAGGTGAAACCATGTGTTAGGCGTATTTGATAATGATGTGCTTCGCCAAGTCTTAGATGATGTTCCGCTAAATCCGAAATACTCCACACGCCTGCTAACTGTCGCAAATCTTATGTAGTATCCTTTAATAGTTCCCCCGTCTATTGAACTTGCCCACGTGGTGACCAGCATACCTTCCTGTGACATGACGTTTGCATTGAACCAAAGCGACCACACTCTATAAGGGACATTCTCAACCGCAACGGCTGGCACGTACCCAAAGTCAACCGAATTGTAGTTAGAAACCAAGTCGGAAAACTCAACCGCCAGCGGAGAAAGCCCATCCCTGAATTTGCTGATATTCCACCAGTAATTGACAATCGCCCCGCCCGCTCCTGCTGTGGCACTCCATCCCATCGCGTTAATGTAATAATATGCGTCTGTCTCGGATTGGTCTTCGATGATCTGCACTAAATCCCCAACATCTGTATTCAGGAAATACGCCATGCTGGCTTCGTCCCTGTTTGCGTTCATTGTTACTTTTTCAATGCTCACAAGGGGGACGCGGTTTTTGTCTAATATCTCCGCCGCTTTTTCTCTGCCTGACGTGAAGTCCTGTTGATACTTCTGGTCAATGGATAACTCACTGTAACCATACTCAGCAATTGAATCGGCGTTCTCTTGGATGTCTGTCACGGGTGAAACGGATTCGACTATCTTCCCGTTGATTTTTAGCGTTGTCAGGTATCCAGTGACTGACCCCGTATTTGCAACGGTAACGGATGCGCCCGCGCTCCCGTAGGATATGGAGATGGTGAAGGAGTTAGTTAATTCCGTACCCGTTCCGTTTGAGTTCGTCCAAGCCGAGTAGATAACGCCTGACAGCTTGTACGGTTCGGTGTCGGGGGTGAAACTTGTGATGTATCTGGCTAATCCCTTTGTAATTCTTACTTCATCAATACAAGCGGTGATATAGCTGCTACTTGATTTCCCTATCGCTAATGAACTGGTTGAGGCGAGAATACTGGCCGAGGATGTCCAAGAATCGGTTAACGTCCCGTCTTTGTATGCAAAGAAGTTTGAGCCATTGCGAACAACCGCAAAGTGAACCCACGTGCTTAATGTGATTGCGCCGAGTGATTTACCATCCGCAATGTCCCATGATGAACCGTTGGATGTCATGTAAATTAGCGAGTTCGAGCCGTCAGAGTATCCAAGCGTCCAGGGTACAAAACCGCCGTCACCGCTTCTCGATATGGTTGCCCGTCCAGAGGTTGCCGAAAATCTATACTCCCACCATTCAATTGTGAAATCACCAGTACCAAACTCATAATCATCTGATGAATTGCCCAAGACATACGCCTCTGTACCGTCAAGGTACAAAGCTGATGACCCGATCTTTTTGACGTTAGTAACCAATGCAACGTCATAGGACACAAAGGGCTTCCCTGATTCGTCCGTTACTACATCATTAATACCTACCGCGTCAAAGTGCAGCAGGGTAATTGGGTAGCTGCTTTCTGGCGGAAGGGCGGCCACTAATCGTTTGGAATTGTTTTCTGTAAATTGAACGTAAAACGATTTGCTCCCATAGGCGGGGAGGAATAACGCGGAATCAAGATTGAAAATCTGCGTGTCATCTGTGGCGATTCTTGTCGGATTTGCGGATACTGTAACGCGGTTGATTAGGTTGTCCCCATACACAACATCCATAGCCATCATGGTGTTATCAACGGAAACATTCTGCAAAGAGTACGATTCGGTTAGTATCCCGCTTCCGTTCTCCTGTAAAATCTTGCTTCCATTTTCCTGCAATAAATACCCAGATACATCCGTAACCGCAACCTGTTTAACTTGTGACATAATGGTGCGGGCATTGGCTGATTCGAATTTCAGGGTATCGCCGTAGGTCTTATCCTTTTTATGGTAAATTCGCCCAAACTCGGATAAAGCCAATTTCTGAAACTCTGAGTAGGCTTTTGTCTTTAATGTGGCATCATTGAACACAGTAGGAAAGGTATTAGCCCCAGTGTCTAAATCCGTGACTGTTGGCTGGATGGGCATTCCTTCAAGGATGGTTGTTATCGCTTCATCCGCTCGTTGATTAAGTGCAATGGGTGGATTATTCAGCGGGTATTTTGTGGCGTAGTCCATCCAATCAAGAACGGTGACGTGGACTTTTCGATCTCCCACCGTACCCGCATCAATACGGATGGTGTCAATCGAACCATAAAAGCGGGTATAGGTTTGGGAGTTGAAAGTAAATACCGCCTTAATTTTCGTTCCCTTTTTCCAATCCGCTGATCTAACACTTGCGCCGTTAGGTGTATATCTGCCGTCATTATTGATAACCGAAAAACGGAATTGCCCCGTTTTAGCTAGTAGGTCAGTTGGTTTATTGGAGGACATGCCCCATTCAGAGGACACGCCAGAGGCGGAAACATCGGAAGTAATATCTGTCCAAGCCCCGCCAAGATATGCGTAAATATTCAGAGTTACATCTGTCATCGTGTTTTCTCTAATGTCCCTTCTAGGATTAGGCGGGATAACTTTGTTTCGTCAGTCTTGATAGACATAATGGCTGCTACGATTCTGTCTGTGTCTAAACTGCCTTCATTCTTTCCCTGTGGGATGATTTGTAACTTTTCCCCGCCGCTTGCAGTATCGCCCCCGCCTAACATAAAGCCTTCATTGCCGTACGATTGCGGAATCATAAACGTCCCGCCTGTGGCATGTCCCGCTCGGTAATCCTGCTGCGCTGCCATGTTATCGGCTGAAATCATGTTGGTTACTTGGTTCACTGTCAGGGTGATAGTTTTACTCTCTAGTAAATCCATCGCCTTTTTCATGTCTTGCGCTTTTAACGTCCCCTCGGCGACTGCTGTACTAACTGCATCCATTGCCATCGTTTCACGCAGGGAGGCGGCTTCTACCGCTCCCAATGTTTCGGATACCGCAAGGGCTTTTGCGTACTCAGCTTCACTAAATCCCGCCTCGCCGTCCATCATGGCGATTTTTTCCAGTGTCATGGATAGGAGGATTCTGTTAGTGCGTTCCTCGTAGGCTGTGGCGTTTTCCTCATACTTGCCGTTCAATTCTTCAATATCACTCTGAACGGCTTTTACTTTTTCGCTTTCATCCCACCAGCCTTGTGCTTTTAATTCTTGCAGTTCTTTTTCTTTTTCTGCAATCTTTGCTGTTACTTCTTCCTGAGACTTTGCGTAATCCTGACTTAATCCTGTAAGTTGGGTTGCTGTCTTTAGTTGGTCATCAAAAGACATGGTAAAGTCTTGCATTGAGTCGGTAGCATTTTCTAAAGCAGGAGTTAGAACGCCATCTAATTTGTCGCCGTGTTCTGCTACCGCATCGGCGGCAGCTATCTGTGCATCATGCTCTAAAATCAAAGCGGCTTCATGTTGCAAAACTCGGTAATTAGTGCTACCTGTTTTGTCGTAAGCCTCTTGCATGGCTTTATTGGATTTTTTCTGTGATTCGATGAAGTCATTTACAGCGGGGATAACTGCATTCCCCATAGAGATAACAAACCCATCCCATGAGTCTTTGAGTTCGTCAACGTTCTTACGGTATTCCTCACTCTGGTCAATCGCTTCCTGAGTAAGCACCAGCCCGCCGCTAATCCCATCGTTCATTTTCCCAATAGCGGTACTTCCTAACTCCATCACCCGCGCCATTTCCAGACCTGACTTACCAAACTTATCAAGCAGGAATTGATTTCGTTCAACACCAGGGGAGAGCTTTAAATATTCATCGGATAGCTTCTTAATGCTTTCAATATTCGGCTCAATGCCGTCTTTTGAAGCCATCTTTAGCGCGGTCTTTAGCGTGCCATACGATACGCCCGCATCATCCACAACCTGCACAAGTCGGCTCGATTCCTCTGCCGTTGCGCCTGTGGAAAGCATGATGTCACGAATAGACTGGTCGTACTCTTGCGCCTTTTCTACCGTTGCGCCCCATACCTGCTCACCAACTCGTACCACATCCATAGCGACCTGATACGCAGAGCGGAAGTCAGTCCAAGACATCGTGCTTTGTTTTGCGGATTGCGTCAGGGTTTCATTTTGCGCTTTTAGTTTCCCCGATACAGCATCAAGGCGCGTGTTTAGTTCCTGAACTTTCTTGTCAAATTCAGAATTATCAAGATATGAATCTAAGACTATCTTTGGATTATTCCCCGGTGATACGAGTGGCATTCATTGCCTCAAAAAGTAAATCTGCAATCGCTGGATTTTCTGCTGCCCAAACCGCCCAATTCGGAGCGGCTTTGCGTGCCTGATAGCCGTTGTAAATATTCTCAGCGACTATCAGGCTTCGCAATTCCCCACAATAGAACGTGTCCCGCCCTAGTATTGCCTTAATCCCGAACCTGTCTATTTTCGCAAGTAGGTCAAGTTCTTTAGAGCTTTTGTGGCCGCGCTCCGCTGCTGCGTAAGCATCGGCCTTTACTCGTTTGGGACTTCCATCTCCCCGTTGTAGATTTTGCCGATTGCCACAAATATCTGGTCAATCAGTGCGTGTGCTTCTTTGCGGGGTGTGAGCGGGAATGAGTCAACCGTCACGGCTTCGGGGAAGTTTGTAAGTTCCCACTTTTCCACGCACGCGATTAGAGCGGGGAGTTTCGGCTTATCCAGTGCGGTAAATCGCACCCTGTTTGATTCGTCCACTTCTGGCACATCCAATAAAGCGGCCTCCACGAGTTCTACCTGCGGAAGATATAGACGGTCAAACATGGTGACGCTACCGTTAAACGTTTTGCCTTTTATTTCAACTTTCACGTTTCCTAACTTTCTGCTGATTACGTTTCAGCGGCTGTACCCCAAGCGGGGGCGGTTGGGCCGAACACGTCAAGCTGTGCGCTCCAAGTGTTCGCGCTCATGTCAACGGTGTAGGAGTGGCAGAGATAGCCACTTGAAGCGGATGACGTGATACCAAATTGAGGTGCGCCAGCTTCCCACGCCGCACGGATACCGATTTGAATATCCAATGAAAGCGGGGTTGCTAATCCATTGATGCCTGTCATGTGAGTGTGAATTGTGGTATCGAAAGGCCCGCCGATAGTCAGGGGGGCGGCTGGTTGGCCGATGACAATGTTCTTTGAACCGTCAGAAAACGCGGTTACGTCTTGCGTGTCATAGGTTAAGCCGACTGTGCCAATGGAATTGACGTAGGCCGTAATGTCGGTCAACGTCCCGCCGCTGTTGTCGAGTTTCACCGTGATATGCTTGCTGTGAGTTCGTCCTGTTAATGCTGCCATTTAAATTTCTCCTATTAGCCCCGTATAAAGGCTGTTACAAATGTGGCTGTTGATGCTGTTCCAAAAACCAACTGCCAGCGTAAATATCGTCTTACTGTTGCGGTTGTACCGAGTGCGATCATTCCCGAAGTGGGAGTAGATGCGGCGGTAATGCTTCCGCTCGTTGCGCCTGATAAATCCGAAAATGACGGGTTGGTGTTCGTTGCCGCGTCTTGTACTTTCAGCGTCACCGTACCGTTTGAACTAAGCAGGTGATAAACAAATATTCCGCCCGCTGTGGTAGCTGCGCCGATGTCATCAATACCCACCGCAGTATTTACCGCTGTCTCTGCTCCACTGGCGTGCAAGAGATACCCCCAGGGCTTCGAGTACGTCAGTGTGGATGAATAAGACGCACCACCAAAAGGAATGTTTGCAGATACAAACCCGCTCCCACCTTCCACGCTGTAGGCCGTCTGTTCAAACTTCCACGCAAAGATAGGGTTTCCCTGCGCGGGTGCGGCCCCTACGCCAATCGCTACCAGTAGATTCCGTGTGCTTTGGGTCTTTGCTAAAGCAAACGCGCCCGCCGTGTCGTTATCTAAAAAGCCATTCAACGCACCCGCCTGAATATCGGCCTGTCCTAGTACGATGTTCTTAGAACCGTCAGACATAGCCGCATCTGGGCTTGTATCGTAGGTATGAGCCAACGGCCCTACGGTGCGTTCATAGCCTGACAGGTCGTACCCGTCCACATATACCCGAACGTGCTTTAAGTGTGTTCTTGTCATTGTGCATGCTCCAAACAACGGAGGGTAAAATTACACCCCCAATATTTCCCGCCCGCTGGGTCTTCAATCGTGCCGATGTCCCCGATATTTTCCAACTGCATATCTACCAGCCCGTTTACAGTGTCATTCCCTAAGATAGTTTCTAAAATCAATTCGAGTTTGGTCAATAATCCCTCATACGGGGCGAAAGCGTTTATCCCGCTTCCAATTTCAGCGTACAAAAACGCATAATTGAGAGAGTAAGTGCAATCAATTTTTGGGCTTCCGTTTGAACCGTAGGACATCATTTCAGGTTTGACGCTGGTAATAAATCCGTTAGGTACTGGCACGATAAGCGGGGTAAGTAGCCGCGCCGATTCGGGAATTTGATCTATATTCTTTATCGTCACGCCTGATATTGATAATCCCGCAATGCTGGTTGCAACGGTGAGGGGATTTAATGCGATAGTCACACGCGCCGCCTGTAAGTATGGATAAACTCGCCCGCCATCGTTGGAATATCTTTCGGGGTAAGCACCACGCCCGAAGCTGTCACGGTTTCGCTATTGGATAACGATTGCCCGAAGCGTCTCTTGTATGCCTGTGTCGCAATCTCTAGCGTTGCGTTCTTACAATCGTCCATAGGATTCCAGACATACACGGCTGTACCGTTGGAATGGGTCGCGGCTGTGCTTCCGTTATCCCCGCGCTTCAATGGGGTAATGGTGTTGGTTGCCACTGTACCAATAATGAAAATCTCGTTATCAATGCGGACGATATTCCCCACAGCGAGAGAGTGACCGGCAGTCATCGTAAACGCTAAAGTAGTGGTGTCTGAAATGGACGCGCCCAAAGTCCCCGCGCTTGTCCATGCTTCGTTTGTGTAGTTCGAGTGATACCCGTACACGGCTTTCAAAGGTAAGACGTTCTCGTATTCGCTGTCATCGGTCAGCCATTGGAAGTTTGAACTCTGCTTGATGCGGAGTCCAAACTTTGGGAACTCATTTGCGGGCCATAAGTTATATTCACTTGCCGCAATAGATGAACCGTCACCATTAAGAAAACTTACAACCTCTAAAACGTCAGCGTCAAAATCTAATTCACGCTCTACATACGGGTAATTCGGAATAGATAAGTATCGGGTTTCAATGCGCGGATAGAACCAGCGCGAGGTTTTCCCGTCAATATATCGGGAGGCCTGTTCTAGCAGGGAATCAATCACAGCGTCATCTGTGGCATCTGTGTTGGTAGGCTGGCCGCGTGACATTACAAAAGACTTGTATTCAGCTAATGTGGCGTATGTGTTTCTCGCGGTCATGCTGCCTCTAGTAAGACTTTTCCACCAGCGCGGGCAATGTTGTCGTACTTCATCAAATATCCTAAATTCTCTTTATACATTCCCAACATTGCTCCCGTATCGTATGCAGACTTCCCCATCTTTTCGATCAATCCAGATAATTGATTTATCGCCTGAATGTTTCCCGTCTGCTTGCAGATATTCCAAACGTACTCAACCATTCCGCCATAGTGCCAGGTGAGTGGCTTGCTTTCCTCGCCTTTCTTTTGCGCTGTTGCTGCTGCAAACTCGAAGCCCCCCCTGTCCGCGTAGCGGTTTCCAAACGTTTGGTATCTTTCCGCCTCTGCCAATGCACCAGCCAATTCGCCACAAGAGAGGGCGGCGGTCTGGTATTGCATGGTCAAGGTCTGGACTTTCTCAAATTCTTTTTTATCTATGGCGCGTTCAATGGCTTTCTTGATATTGGTTAAATTCTTTTCAGCCGCTTGCCAATCACCGTCTAGAATCCGTGACCGTTCGGCAAAGAAGTCAGCCCCGAAACTGAAAGCACCTTCATACCCATAAAGCGGGACTTCAAAAATATTCTTATCAAGGTACAGAACCGCAGAATCTACGTTCTGAGTACCGAGCCTGCCACGCAGGAAGCCGAACCAAAAGAGATAACCGTTTGCCTGATACTCGTACTCTGAGGCAGATAACTCCACGCCAAAGATGCGGATTTCTTCGTACCCTTGCAAAATTGCCAACGCCGCCATGTATGCAAACGTTGTCGGGAACATACTTACCCCAGCTAGGGCTTTTGCTTCCTCGATTGGATACCGTACCGAATTAGGTACAAGCGGGTCAACCTCTTGCATGTAAATGGGTTTGCCGTGTTCCCGCTGTAACCATTCCCAATGCTTCGGGTCTTTGGTGTTGTGGCCTTTGTAAATGCCATCTGGGTGGATTTGAAAACAGGCCGTCCAGCGTTTGCACCATTCAGCATTTGCCGCTTCGTTGAATACCCAAATATCAAAATCTAAATTATCAAACGGTGCGCTCTCTCTTGTTTGTGAGCCGCTTCCTACTATGGCTAATCGTTTCAATTCATGCGCTTTCTACTAAAGAGGGGGCGGATTATTCACCCGCCCCCATTTTTAAACTAGGTAGCGGACAAGTGAGTCAACTGCGGGTAACGGGGGTCAAGTTCAGCCCATGCCGCATTGAGGGTCACAGTACCGCCTGCATCAATACCAACCACCATGCGGACGAAACGAGCGTCAGCGAGCGCACCTTCAAGGGCGGCGGGGTCAATATCAATCAGGAGCATCTTGCCATCAACGGTGGTCGTATCCAAAGACACGCCCGAAGATGTGGCGGCGGTAATCGCGCCGAGGGAGTTTGCACCAGTAGCACCAGAGAGGCGATACTTGAAAGCAATCGCAACTTCTGAGCCAGATGAAGCGGCGGTTGCGGCTTCCATCGTGATAACAACATTCTGATCTGCGCTGGTGGCAGTCACTACGCCCGCGTACCAGAAAAAGGTAGCGTGCAGGGCGTTTTTCAAGTCAACGAACGGGGTAGCGTAAGCAGTTCCCGCGCTGTCAACTGGAGCTTTCAAGGGGACGATATTCTCCCCAAATCCAAAGCGAGCGTCTTTCATTTTCAATTCCTCCTATTAGGTGGCAGAGCCAAGCACGACAAAGGGCGAGCGGGTGGCAGTACCCTTGTACGGGGTCAATGCAGAGGCGAGAGCGGTTTGACCGTCAGCGCGGTAGATGAAGCGCACAACTTCCTGGTCGGTCAAAAACTCAACGTGAATGGATGAGGCCATTTCAACGTTGCCTTTTTCCCACAAGAGGTACTGGCTCATGTCAGCAAGAACGATGTCACCTGTGGTGTTGAGGGCGGCGTTGAACTCGGTTTCAATGACAGGTTTGCCGTACAGGGTGCGGACGCCATCATTGGTGTATCCCGCGTAGGGGAACAGGACAGCGGTAGAGCCGACTGCGAACAAAGCGTCAAGCTGCGGGCCACATTCGGGATTGATAAACCACTTGGCATTAGCCTTTGAGCGGGGTGACATACGCGCCCACATAGCGGAGATGTCCGTGCCGAGAATCTTCGAGCCAGTGTCACGAGTGACAGTAATCAAAGCACCTGAGTTCATAAAGCCCTGAGGCCCTGAAACGCCGATACCATTCATAATGTCATCGTTGAGCATAAAGCCGATTTCTTCACGTGCGCCCTGTTCAACAATGGCGGAGAATTGGGCGGCATCTTTCAACAGTTCGTTGGTGTCATAGACTAATACGCCGTATTTCTTCAACTCCCACTGAATGCGGCGGAAAGTCGGCTTGCTTTTGGTAACGGTGTCACCCTCGGCCAAGCGATAACCGCGCATACCACCCCAGCGTGAGCCAGTCACGCGAGAGGTTTCATCAACGCCGTTAATCCAGCCGCTGTTACTGTTCGTACCAACTGGCAACTTACTGACTGCCTCAGAGAACGGGCCAGCGTCATGAATGGGCTTGATTACAGCAGGGGAAAGGGTCGGGTCAAGCAGGATACCGCCGTCAGACGGTACGCTTTCACTAGCACCCTGTACCGCTTTTGTCTCACCGATAAGGCGGGCAAGGCGGGGGTCAACTTTGCGGCCATAGGACTTGGTAAAGTCAATAACGGCCTTGACCTGTTCGGCAATGTTCCCAAAGGGACGGTCGCCTTCATCGGTCACAACTTGGATGTTTCCAGCAGATTTGACAGGTTCGGTTGCGGCAATGGCTTTCGTAGCCCCCGCTTCTGCGGCCTGTGCAAGCATCTCTTGGAGTTTTGTTTCTTCGATTTCCATTTTATTTTCTCCCATAGATTTGATTGATACAATTTCAGGCTCTACTACGCTTTCGGGCTTTTCCTGCTCGGCTTGCGCTTCCGATACCTGCGAGTTAACGCTTAATGACTTAAGCGGTACTACCTGATTCCTAAACTCGGCAGGGGTCGGGGTCAGGCTGGCGTCTAACCCCAAATGCCAGCGCGTGATCTCATTCGCGTTTCCCGCCTGCTTGCGATCTACTAAATGGGGGGCTGTTCCACTTGACCAGCCCAGCTTTCCCGCCAGTCCCATTTCAGCTATCATCTTTTCGTACTCATTCCGCGCCCCTAAGACGATTTCAGCGAATACGCCAATATCATCCTTAGTTAGTATGGCATCGGGGAGTTGTTCGTCATAAACAAATTGACGCTTTTTGTAAGAGACAGGCATCCGATGGTTGAACCATGACGCGGATTTATCTGCCTCGCCAAAATCGGTATTCTTTGTGAAGTAATCGCCTGTGAGGTCGGTCTTTGTTGCATCCCCGAAGCGCACAAGATACCCGCCTAGTTTCACGTTTCCATCTTCAAGCTGTGTGGCTTTGACTGCCTCACCAAACGATACAAGCGGGTCAAAGGATTTCACAGCCTGGTATGTTTCCTCTACCTCTACCCACTGTTCACGCGGGGCGAATACGGGCATCCCGTTTTCATCCATGCTGTAGGTGATGGAGTAGTATTTATCGTCAACCTCGGCAATAATGTATGTATCGAATACTTCCTCAACACATGGCGGCTTTGGAGCTTCTACCACTGGGTTCATCATGCTTTCAAACGCGGATTCGATACTTTCCACAATCCCGCTCATGCTCTCGGCTTTGGTAGCGTCACATTGTGCGCCGTTGGCTTTGGCGTAATCGTGAATCATCTGCAATCTCTCGGCGTCTGTTCGGTTGTTTCTTGCTCCCCGTTTGATTTCGTATGTCATGTTCCCTCTGTAAACAAAAAAAGCACGGCGTCCAAACAAGTACAAAAATGTACTCATTCAAACGCCGTGCTACTTTGTTAGCTTATCCTGCTAAACCTTGTAGGACTCTCGTTAGTGTATTAAGTTGTGCTTTTTTTTACCACCAAAGTCTAAATCTTGCAAGGGCTATTTTCGCCCAATCGCCAGCAGATAATACCATTCTGGGGCATTCATTAGCCCGCCGTTACCGTGTATTATAACGTCCTCAATCTCAAACCCAGCCGCCTGCATTGTCCACACTAGGGATTCGTCATCAAACATGACAAGGTGCGGGAATTTGAAAGCTCCCCGATAATACTCATTCTTTGCGTTTACCTTCCCGTTAGGGACTTCAATCACCACTCGCCCGCCTAAGTTCAATTTACCATAAACGTCTTTCAGAGATTCCAGCGGGTGCGGCATGTGTTCCAGCGAGTGAATGAGGGTAATGCAGTCGGCTTGCTTCGGTACATCCGTGATATTGCGGTACACGTCACGCGCTAGAACGGTGTCCAAGTCCACACCGAAACATTCCGCGCCTGTCTTAGTAACTTCATTCATCAGGACGCCCATAGAGCAACCTACATCAATAAATACCTTTGGTGAGCCAACATACTGGACAATATTATCTGCCCTGCGCTTCTGATGTACGGCTTCGCTTGGCTGCTTTATCTTGGTTCGATATTCCCCGCTTGAATAATATGTACTGATATTGTCATACGTTGGCAGATAGTACACGCCGCATAATTTACAGCGGGAATAGCCTAAGATAGACGGCTCGGATTTTGGATGTTTACAGTTAGGGCATATCATTGTCCTAAATGCCTTTTCACTTCCGCTACCATGTGCCTGACTGCTCCCTCGAAGTTGTCCGCGATTACCTTAGATACTGCACGCCATCCAACCAAACTCAATTGTCTAGCCTGTGAGTTATCGCCTCTTGCGAAGAATGCGCCAGCGGTATCACTGGATATATTATATCCATATCCGTTATTCGTTGGGGTCATAACAAACAAGGTTGGTGATGTTGGGCTTTTTCTATTATCCCCGATATTCTCTGTAAAGCCTTTAGTAATGTATGCCACATATCGAAATTGCTTCGCACTAAAATACCCATCAGGTACAGGCTTACCGCTTTCAAATACCGCACCCGTTGAACCGTAGGCGGATTTTCTGCTTACAAACTTATACGGGTCAGGATGCTTCAACCCGTGCCGATCATCGCCTACGATGTATTCCGTAAACGCACGCAGCGCAACTTTCACCGCGCCATAAGGGACGGTCTTTATGTAGTCTTTTACGGCTTGCATGTCACGGACTTTAAAGCGGATGTTCATTTATCAATCCAGTTGTTTTTTATTGAATGCATCAACCAGCAGTAAACCAACTCTTGAAATAATCTGATTGTATGATGTACTAATTTCATTCATAGCTATTTGAAAACGCACAGCGGCGAATGGCTGCCCTTGTGTGACTGTGTGAAGTTGGTCAATCATTGCGTTTAGTTCTTTGAACATTGTTTACCCTTTCTATATCCTCGCCAGTTGTCCCGCTGCGTCACGGCTGCGCCTGTTGCTAGTCGGCACAAGTGAACATTTGCAATTATACCCGCCACACTCCAAGTCTGCTGATTGCGGCTTCCATCCAGACGCTTCCCATTCTTTGCCACTGGCTACGATACCATCCAACGCCAAACAGGTTGTACAGTGTTCGGCCTCGCCTAGTACCCATATCATGTTCCCGCCATTCTCAACGGTGATAACTCTCAAGGCTTCGTTATAAGCGGCGTTCCATTTATTCGCCCATAACTTCGCACGCGATAACAGACCGTCAACGGGATTACCGTCTATTCGGGCATCTACCGCATCTTTGTAGAATTGGTAAATCCAATCGAAATTTGCCTCACGGATTACAAACGCATCAAGGGAGGTTGAAAGATAATCGGGTAACGCTCCTGTATATCCTTCGTCCTTCCACGCCTGAGTATATGCGTCTGTGATCTGTCCTTTGATAAGGCTGCCCATGATGTCAACAAAATCGCCGCCGATGTTGCCAGAGTACACGCCTCGGACTAATCCTTCCACGCGGGCGAGAAAGAAGTCGTAGGATTTATAATCCCGCGTCAGGTGCGGAATCACTTCGGGTACTTCTATGATGATTTTATAGGCGTGCGCTAGTAAGTCCATTATTCGCCCTTTAGATATAAAATCCCGCTCATGGTGTTGCCACTAATGACAATCGTAATAAGTACAGTGTACAGAACGCCAGCAGATAACCCTGAGATTTTCGGAGTAGTCACCACGTTACCTACCAGACTCTCCGAGCCTGTCAGGGTTGCGCTAGGGGATACCGTCACGCTGGTTACAGATGACACCGTTCCCCATCCGCTAAAATCTACGGCATAGGCTATGCTCTCATTCGTGCCTTGTGCTTTCTCGCCTAATAATCTTTCGGTCATTGTGCCTCTATCAACACGCTTCTAGTGCGTGCGCTAATTGAATTTATACGGCTGTTCGTTTCTATCGTCACCGCTCTAGTTCGTGCGGTGATCGAATTGGTACGAGTTACGGCGGTTATCATGCCTCGCGTCATGGCGAGAATGGACATGCTTCTATTCCGTGCGGTTGCGGTTAGTGTTCTAGTTCTAGCTGTAACATAACGGGTGATTGACTCGGTTGTGTGGGTAAGGGTTGCGGCGTACCCTGTCAGTGAGAATGAGCCAAGTCCAGCGGTCAGCCTGCGGGCGGCAGTAAGAGCCGCGTCATATCCTGTATAGATAAAACTGCCAACACTTGAAGCTAATCGCCTTGCAGCTTTCAGGGTTGCATCAAATCCCGTGAGGGTGTAACTCTGCGGGGTAGCGACTAACAACCTACTGACATATAAGCCCGCATCATTTCCTGTTAGTGTGAATGTTCCCGTTGTCGTGGTGAGGGTGTACCCACCGAGCGGGTTATAGGTAAGCGTTGCATCTTTACCCGTCAGGATGAACGTGCCGACTGCTGCCGCAATGTATCGGTTATAGCGAAGCCCCGCGTCCTGTCCTGTGAGTGAATACGTCTGCACAGTAGCAGAGAGTAAGCGGGCGGCCTTTAGCGTTGCGGCCTGCCCTGTTAGGGTGTATGTGGCGGTGTCGGCTGTAATCTTTCGCCCTGCTTTTAGCGTGGCCGCTTGCCCTGTCAGGGTGTAGGTTTGTTGTGTGGCGGTAATCTTCCGCGCCGCTTTTAGGATTGCCGCTTGACCCGTCAATACATAAGTTTGAACGGTTGCCGTTATCTTTCGAGCCACTTTCAAAATAGCAGATTGACCCGTTAGGGTGTAACTCTGCTGAGTAGCAGTAATCAAGCGAGACGCTTTCAGGGTTGCAGCGTTTCCCGTTAGGGTGAATGTACCAGTGCCAGCAGTGAGGGTATTACTAGATGACTTCGTTAGAGTGGCAGCGTTGCCCGTTAGGGTGTAGCTTTGTTGTGTGGCTGTGATCTTGCGGCCAGCGGTAAGCCCTGTGGCGTTCCCTGTGAGGGTGAATGTGCCAACTGCCGCCGTCAACGTGTAATTGGTAAGTTTCGGGCGAACTGCTAAAGTCCCCGCCCACCATTCGTCAGACGTAATCGTAAACGTGCCAGGGTTCAGCGTTGCGGTTGTGGAAGTTGTAGAACATATCGCGCCACCGCCAGCAGATGAAACAGCAGGGGCTTTTATGTTATTGCTTGCGTATGGATAAGCTGATACTGTGTTAGTACCTAGCGAATCATCCATGCCCATGATGGCAATCCAGAGGTTATCTTCCGTCCCCCATGACGCGGTAAGGCTGTCAGGGTCGGGGGTTGTGCTTGTTCCTGTTGCACCTGTGGATATTTGCGGCGGGGTTGTACCGTGCCAATTTGCGGCGGCGATTCTAATTGCAATAGCAGAGAAACGTTCTGTCACCGCTTTTGTAACCGTTACCGATGTCTCCCCACCGCTTGCGATTAGATAAGCGACTAAAATCCTCGAACCAGTACCAGCCGTTGCCGCATCTTTTATCTCCACCCACGAACCTGGAACAGTAGCAGAACCCGCCGCGCTGTCCGTAAAGTGGAAGATAATAATCAAATCACCCACTGAAATTGAAGCGGGTAATGCCACCGAATCCGTAAGGCTATTGGTTGCGCGTGACGATGTTTGCGAACTGGTAATAGTGGGGAATGACATTATGCAATGGTCAGAACGCCGTTAGTCCCGTCAAAGTCAATCGTGAATGTCTCACCGCTGGCGAGTGTAATATCCGAGCCGTAGTCGTAATAGCCTATCAGTTCGTCATTGGTGGCCGTGTCATTGTAGATAACCACATAGCGGAACGGGCCGACTGAACCACCGCTGGCGGTTAGTACCAAGTCAGTCAATACCAATTTATATGTGCCGCTTGTCTGTGCGCTTGTGCTTGTGGTAATCGCACGGGTGGAGCAGTTGGTATAGCTGATCTGCGTAAGGTTAGCCAATACCGTATTGGATGCAGTCGGCGCATTAGCGGCGGCGCATAAAGCTACCGTTAGCGTGTCAGCCCCTAGATTGTGGGACTTCTCAGCGAGTGCCTCAACGAACGAGTTAAATTTATTGAACGTTGCCATTATTTATTCTCCTGTAATGCCACATCTACCGCCCTTTCCAGTTGCAGGGCTAAATACTTTATGGCGTTTGTTTCCTCTGGGTTGCGTACCTGCTCGCGTGCCTGTTCAAATGTCAAAGACCCGTCACTAATGGACTTGACCATATCGGGCGATAAATCAACCGCGTGCCATGTGACCATCTTGCCAGCCTTTTCTACTTTCTTTTCCCACTTATCCAGTTCAACCATTTTCTTGACTACTGCGGGCGGGGTTTGCTCTGGTTGGTTGTTTTGTTGGTTAGGTTGTACCGTAGGCGGGACGGGTTCGGCCTGCTTTTCGCTGATTCCCTTTTTGATAAGTGCCATCTGTTCATCGGTGAATTGGTAATCCAACTTTTCAGACGCTAATTGAAAAGCGGCCTCGGTTGTCATTACCTGCTTGAAGATGTCAAACAATTCACCGAAAGATTTAGCCTGTTCGCCCTCGTTGTCCTGGAATACCTCTAGGCGGTCAGGTTCAAATTCGATATGGTATCCCGCCTTATGCAATACTTGTTCATTGAGCGAGTATTGAATATTCCGCGCATCGGGCATGATAGTGATGGTGTAGAACTGGCGTTCCCTTGCGTTGGCAGTTGCGAAGTTTTCATCTTCCAGTAGGTGCCGTGTGCCGAGTGCTTGATGGATTTCGTATCTCAACTCTTTATTGATACTCAAATCCTTCAACGCTTCCAGCCCATCACCGATAATAGTAGGCTTTACGCCAGCGGAGTTAAACACCTTCCACGCGAGAGCGCGAGTACCTGACATGAATTTGTTGAACCATGTTTCCATGCGCTCTACTTCACCTGGAGGCGGCATACCATCCACCATCAAGAGCATTGCCTTGATTGCCCCTCGGCGCATGTAGTCGGCTACCCATTTCGTAATTGAGCCGTTAGCCTCTGCTGCTGTAATAGCAGACTCTAACGGCCACACCATTGGGGGGCCTAACTCTACATCGGGGTCAATTCCCCATGTGTACAAGACTTGTTCAGCAGGGAAGGGGTTGGGCGTGCCTTGACGTTGAAAGAATATTTCCCCCTTCTTTGCCTTGTCAGCGTCAAGCGTTACAGATGACGGTATCCAGTATTTCAACTCTTTTACATTGCCTGTCTTTGCGCCTGTACCTTTGAACCAGTACGAGCGGCCAGACGTAACCAGCGCGCCCTCTGTCAGTGAAAACATACGGGACGGGTACGGGAGAAAGCCGACTACATTTTTGTAGTTGTCGCTGTCATCTAGTGCCTTGTCACCTTTCAGTGAGTAGATAGTAAACGGCATATCCGCCATTGCCTGCATACGTGCGGAGATACCCGCAAATACAGACGGTACGAGTCTGTTACTGCGTGCCTGCTTTCCTGCGTCCACTACATCAGGCGACCATACCCCTGGCGTTTCGTCTGTCATGGGGTTTATCGCCTTTACCCTGTAAATCGTTTCTGTGCGTGTGCCGTCTGTCATTAAGATTTTCATAAGTCTCCTAGCTCATCCACCAGTTATTATTATTCCCCTTCCATATCATCAATGCCCGCGCTATAACTGTGTCATCATGCACGCCCTCAGGAGCGGAGTATGTGCTTCGGCCTGTGACGTGTGATACTGTGCGCTCGTATGCTTCCAACTCGCCGCGCCAAATCGCATCGGGTAAGAACTGCCATTCGGCACGCTCGAAAACTAATGCTATATTCTCAATGAGAGGCGGCTTTGTCTGTGCGGTTGTCTGGAATGGGAACACAGGTAAGCCCTCACGCTGTAACACCTCAATCACTGGATCGCCGATACTGTTCTGTTCTGCCAGTATCGCGGCGGGCTTCCACCTGTTCGCCAATACCTTTAGCCTCTCACGCTGAAAGACGTAATCTATCTGATTGAATCGGTCTATCGCTATTTCCTGCTTGCAGGTAGAACATCCTACTGAGATACAAGTAAAGTCGTTTTGCTTTCCCCAATCCACACCCATAATAATCACGTGGCCTGTGTGGTCTTTCTCCTGTGCGTTCATACATGCGTCAAGGTTACGGAATACCGAACCCTCATTCTCTAAGAACTCTGCAAGGTATTCCTGCCTGTAAATGCTCTCAGGCAGATCGTATTTGGCCGCGTCCACTTCGGACGGGTCAATAAATGGGTTTGCCTTTGTGGGGTAGTGCCAGGCTTTCCACTCTCCGCCGTCTAATGCCCGTTGGTATAGTTTCCAGAAGTAGTTTCTCCCCTTCGGCGTACTCAGGAAGTAGGCATCACCCTTGTAGTCTGTGAGCGTTGGCCTTATCGCTTGCTCCCACGCCGCCTGTAAATATGGAGCTTTGGCAGCTTCGTCAATAATCACACGCTTGTACTTTCTGCCTCGGCCAGCGTCTTCGTTTTCCAGTGACCAAAACTCAACAACGCCGCCTGTCGCTAATTCAATTCTGCGCTCGGATGCGTTTATCTTTGTCGCAATCGGTTTGTATATTTGCACCGCATCCCGCCACACTTCGAGCATGTCACGATAGATGGGACTAAACCACGCTACCGGTAACTCTAATTCGTGAGCAAGTCGGTCAATCCCTAGCATGGTCTTACCGAAACGCCTACCACATACAAGGACATTGAACCGCTTTGCTTCATCAATTATCGTCTGTGCTGGCGGGTGAGGGCGCAATAGTCTTAATCGGGCCGTCTGCATATTCTATGATTACCTTTAGTCCTTCCCCGCCGCTGGTCACGTCCACGTTATCGCCCCAATTCGCCCTGTCTCTGCGTTTTAGGTACGCCTCGGCTGCTTTCCAGTCACCCTTTGCGGCTGCCGACTGAATGACGCGGGTCATGTTTAGTCGACATTGCGCCTCGGATTGTCTGACATCATGGTTAAACTGATAATATTTACCGCTGCCCTCACGCTCTCCGCGTTGCATCCATTCGTTGAATGTCTCGTACCATATCCCCGCCGCCTCGGATGCGTCCTTATAGGTTGCGCCGTGTAAGATAGCGTCAACGATTACAGACTGAGTTTCGGGGGTGAGTTTAGAGGGGCGTGCCATTATTCCACCAGTTCAGGCGTGATACCTGTTGCAATAAAAAAGCGTTCAAGGATGACCGCGCCGTACTTCTCGGAGATTTCCATAGCGTAACAGCGGCGGTTTAGGTTGTGCGCGGCGATGATGGTTGTGCCAGAACCCGCGAAAGGCTCATAAAGCAAAGCATTAACAACGGATGAATTACTAATA